CGAAGAAAGCAGAACATCTCGTAAAAATCGAAGCACTAAAACAGCTAGCAGTCAAAGGAAAACTAAAGCAAGCAATCAATTGGATAAAGGATTTCATTGAAGACGGTTCAAAATTAGTAGCGTTTGCGGTACACAAGGAAGTTATAGATCAGCTGATGAAAGAATTCAAAGAAATCGCTGTAAAAATAGACGGTTCCACTCCTACCCCCGAAAGACATAAAGCAGTAGAAGCGTTTCAAAACGACCCAAATGTAAAGCTATTCATTGGTAACATACAAGCCGCAGGGGTAGGATTAACCCTTACCGCCGCCTCCGCAGTGGCCTTCCTAGAATTACCCTGGACACCGGGAGAATTACAGCAAGCTGAAGACAGATGCCACCGAATTGGGCAGAAAAATGCTGTTAACATATACTACCTACTCGCGGAAAATACTGTGGAGTATAAGCTGGCTAAATTGCTCGATAGAAAGAAAGAGGTATTATCCGCAGTTATCGATGGAAAACCGGTTGAAGAAAAGAGCCTCATAACTGAACTGATAGAAAGCTATCTGGAAGGCAAGGAGGCGGGGAAAAATGCGTGATGAACAAATGGAGCTCAACATCGTGAGAAAAGTGGTTTGGTCATACGCCCGGAGCACAGGCTTGGACTTCGACGAGCTGTGCTCCGAGGCTTACCTTGCATATTTGGAAGCTGCTCCCTCCTATAACCCGGCAAGGGGAAAGAAATCTACATTCATATGGAACGTAGTTAGAAATCACATAAATAGCTTACTGAAAGCCAAAAAGGAAATCCCTGTAGACAAGGAAGCCATAGACATGCTGATAGAGGAGAGAGATGAACTCGACCCTGAACAAGTTGTTCTTGCGGAGGAGAGCTGGAGGGAGCTGTTTGAAAGTCTTTCGCCAGACGCAAAGATGATTTGTCTTCTGATGAACAACGGCGAGGTATATGTAAACACTGACAAGCCTCGGGAAGCGCGCGGAATAATTGCGCGGGAGTTAAAGGCCCGAGGTTGGAGCGAAAACAAAATCTGGGCTACTTTTAGAGAAATTAAACAAACGCTAAAAATGACCCAGACGAAGCAGAAAATGAGGAGGACAAAATACCGGAACAAATAATTTTGAGGTAATTTGTATAATAAATATAGAAGGGAGAGAGGGAGAAAATGGGGATTGAAAAGTTGCTTCAAGACTATGGAATACCTTACGTAACAGAATCCGAGCACCATCACGCTTCCGCAGGCTGGATAAATATCCACTGCCCTTTCTGCACCGGCTCAAAGAACTTCCACCTCGGAATAAACTTATATCAGCCGACAGTTAGTCACTGCTGGCGTTGCGGGGGACATTCTACCGCCTCGGCATTGTCCCGAATATTGAACATATCAACGGAAAAAGCAAAAAACCTAATACGAGAATATGTCGGTACAACAGTAACTATCCGCAAGAAGGCGGAAGAACCCCGGGTGAGTATATTCCCCATCAGATTCCCTCAACCCTTTGGTCCTTTGAACAAAGCTGGGAAGAAATACTTGGAGAGGAGGGGATTTGACCCGGAGAAGTTAGAAAAGAGATGGAAGTTAAAACAAACCGGGCCGATTAGTTTTCTCGACAAAATCGCTTACGGAAACCGAATCATCATCCCCATTCGTTGGGGCGGTGAATTAGTCAGCTTTCAGACCCGAGATATCACCGGGAAAGCTGAGCAAAGGTATCTAGCCTGTCCAATGAAGCGGGAAGTGATTCACCATAAACACATTGTATACGGGAAAGAGAAGGAATGGAGTAAATATCCGGCGCTGATTGTGGTTGAAGGGGTAGTAGACGTTTGGAAATTGGGTACCTGTGCGGTAGCTACTTTCGGGACATCGTTTACCATGGAACAGGTGTTAGCGCTAGCAAAAATTCATGATAGGTTCTTCATCGTATACGACAACGAACCGCAAGCCCAGCAACAGGCCCGAAAGCTAGCAGTAAAACTCAAAGCCCTCGGGAAAAAGGTATTCATTGAGACAGTAGATACCGACCCCGGGGATATGAAAATTGAAGACGCTAGACATTTTGTAAAAACATTATTGAAGGAGGTATTCTAAATGATGAGAAAAAATGCTGTTATGGAAGGAAATGATTTACGGAAAAGGAGAAAAGCATTGGGATTGTCCCAGATGGAACTTGCCAGGTTGGTAGGAGTGTCCTTATTGACCATCCAAATATGGGAAAAGGGCGTCAGCGAACCGAAACCCGAGAACAAGGAGAAACTGGAACAAGTGCTAAGTGAATTGGAGAAAAAACATAAAGAGAATTAACTTTGAAAGGGGTATTTCTATGACCATAGAAGGAACATGTTGGACGATTTGTTGAAGAATTGAGGGAGGTATCTCTAGTGAAGCGATTGATAGAGAACGAAAAGAAAAAAGTCACTATTCCAGACCTCGTATACAAAGGTGTCCGTCAAGGAAATTTTACGATAATACCGAATGATATATTGCGAAATCCTAACATAAGTTCAAAAGCGAAGATACTATTATTCATCGGATTGTCCAACCAAGATGGGTGGAAAAGTCATAAAACCACGATTTGCTCAATGATGAAAGAAGGAGAAAACGCGATTAATTCAGCAATAAAAGAGCTACAGCAATTTGGGCTTATGAAGAAAATACGTTACCGTGACCAGCAAACAAAACAGATAAAAGGCTCACTCTGGATATGGACAGATACTCCGGGGAAATTCAATTTGGAAAAATACTCGCAATTCCTTGAAGAAAACGGGTTGGAAGTTTGCCCGATAAGCGAATGAGACGCAGAAGGGAGGGAAGTTTTTAGATGAAAAGAACCAAAGGAACTAATGAAACCAGTTACGGCGATAATGATATGATTAAAATTGCATTGGAGATATTCCGAACAGATGCTTTCCTAGCAATCAACAAAAAACTAATCAAAGTACTAGGATTAGAAAAAGCATTGTTCATAAGTAACTTAATAGACAAATACAAATACTTTCAAAAGCGGGAAATGTTAACTGAGGACGGAGCATTTTATAATACTCATGAGGACCAAATATATGAAATCGGATTAACCGAATACCAAATTAGAAAATGCAAAAAAGAGCTAATCAAAATGGGTATATTAAAAACAGAAAAACGTGGAGTACCTGCAAAAGAATTTTACTTCATTAACTTCCAGTTATTAATTGCAATGGTATTTGGGGGGGAATTAAATATCGAAGGACTAGACCTTACGAAAACGAAAGGACTAGACCTTACGAAAACGAAAGGACTATATAATAAAACTAAAGATAATAAAACCAAAGATAATAAAAATTTATTCTCTGACCTAAATTCAAAAATAGAAAATAAACAAGATAAAAATTCTCGATACGTTCCATTAGCAGAAAAACTTGCCTCCATCATAAAGAAAAATAAAAGGATAAATGTGACATCCCAAAGGATAGCTAATTGGGCAAACGAAATTAGAAAGTTAGTCGAAACTGATGGCGTGTCCATTCAACGGGTAAAGACTGCCTTGGATTGGTATGAAGAGAATATAGGCGGTCAATATATCCCCGTCATTGAGAGTGGCTCCAGCCTACGTAGTAAATTCATCAAGCTTGAAGATGCGATGAGACGAGCTGGAGCCGCTCCCGGTCAGCCCAAAACCATTTCTACCGATACCCCCAAAGACCCCAAGAAAGTGTTGCGGCGATTCTTCCGTAGCAAAGACTTGGCCAACGTATTCCACCGGGATTGCTATGAACCAGCTGAAGCATTGTTTGAAGGAACAGTTGATGAGGGAACTCTTGCAGAAACCCTTCTCAATTTGTATTCCCAAATCAAAGAGAAACAAGAACAACATCTGTCCGGCGATTTGGTCAGGCTTCTTCCCGGTCCGATGGAATTGATTGCCCGGTACATTGATTGGATTCGGGACAATACTTGGATCACCAACATTAGATTGGACATGTTTGATATGAACCATTCATTGTTCAGTAGATTCCGCCGGGACGAAGCCAAGACTGATAATCTGGAACGTGATGCAATTACTGGAAAATCTTATTTGAGGGGATAGGAGAGGAGGAAAGCTATGCAATACAATCAGGAAATTAAGGCTGATGCCGGGAAACCCCGTCTATCATTAGTCCCGTCTGAAATCATCTGGGCAATTGCCACTGTCCGGGAGTATGGTTGTAGAAAATATGGTGAGCAAGGTATGTTGCGTTGGAAGGATGTTGAAAAGGAAAGATACCGTGATGCCGCCTATCGTCATTGGCTCAGATACCTAGAAAACCCTTCAGGAGTAGATCCGGAAAGCGGATTACCTCACCTTTGGCATTTAGCTTGCAACATAGTCTTCCTTTGCGAACTTGAGAAAGAGAATTGGAAGGATTTGAATTACAAATAATTCGACGGGAGTTTGTATAATAGGACAGAGAGCCTAGGGAGGGGGATTTATTTTGATAAGAGACGATCAAGAATTCATTGAGAGGCGTATTGTCACAGGAATGATTGTTAGCACGCATTATCTTCAACGGATTCAGAAATTTTGGAATCCAGCTTTGTTAGAATCACCTGAATTGAAAATTGTAGCTGGGTGGTGTATGGAATATTTTCAAAAATACAAAAAAGCTCCCGACTCAAACATACAGCATTTATACATGGATGCGTTGAAGAAAGGCTTATCTAAAGCTGACGCAAGATATATAGAGGAATTGTTGCAGGATTTGAGTGATGAATACGGACGAGGGACACAATTCAATTCGGGCTACCTATATGACAAGACCATCGAATACTTTAAGGCTAGAGAAATCGAGAAACATAATGAACAAGTCCAAGCACTCATTCAAGCGGGAGAAATCGAGAAAGCCGAGCAACTGGCTGCATCATTCCAACCGTCCATATTTGAAGATGAAAAGTTAGGCTTGGACCTGTCGAAGAAAAAAGAAACAATGGAAGCAATTGAACGAGCGTTCTCTCAAGCCTACACCCCTGTAGTGACCTACCCGGGAGCGTTGGGAGAGCTTTGGAATGACCAGCTGATTAGAGGAGGATTTGTCTCACTACTCGCACCAGAAAAACGAGGAAAAACTTTCATGTTATTGGAGATAGGATTGAGAGCTATTCGCCAGAAGGCGAATGTTGCGTTTTTCGAGGCGGGTGACATGACAGAAGAACAGATATTAAGGAGGATTTGTATATATATCTCGCAACGCTCCGACAAGGAAAGGTATTGCGAAGAACGTTTTCGTCCTGTCGGAGACTGCGTATTGAATCAGTTGGACTTATGCGATAGAGCGGATAGAAACTGCGACCATGGGATTTTTGAAGAAGTATCATTATCGATGTTTATACAAAACCCTCACCAGTTTGTTGACCTCGAAGTCTTACAACAAAAGTATGAAGAATACCTTGATTATGAGCCCTGTGATGCCTATGGTTGTACCGAGCGAAAAGGAACGGCCTGGTTGAAGAAAATCAAGAAATGTCGACCACTCACGGTGGCTCAAGCCAAGAAAAATGTCAGGGTATTCTTCGAGAGATACAAGCGTAGGTTCAAGCTTATAACCTACCCTGCCGGAACTCTCACCGTTACAGAAATTCGACGAGTATTAGACATTTGGGAAAGGCAGGATGGTTTTGTCCCGGATATCATAATTATAGATTATGCGGACCTGATGTCAGCAGATGATGCGAAGGTTTCTGAATTTCGCCACAGGCAGGATTATATCTGGAAATCCTTGCGAGGTTTGTCTCAAGAGCGACATGTATTGGTGGTTACCGCAACGCAAGCGGATTCAGAAAGTTACGAAAGGAAAAGGCTGACAATGTCGAACTTTTCTGAAGACAAGCGTAAGTTATCCCATGTTACCGCAATGTATGGATTGAACCAAGACCCGCAAGGAAGAGAGAAGAAGCTAGGAGTACTACGAATAAACGAGATAGTCGTTCGTGAAGGAGAATTCTCCAACGACAGAGAAGTTTGGGTTTTGCAAGACCTTGCCGCAGGTAGACCATTTTTGGAAAGTTTTTTCCCATGATTTTGTGAAAAAACTTATAAATAATTTTCGTGTAAGTTGTATAATAAATACAGAAGGATAGATTAATAATATAAAAGGAAAGTCAGTTAACATCAAAATCAAAAAAAGGAGGATTTTAAAATGCCAGAAGTAAAAAGGGAAGACTTGATTAAAGCCGCAAAAGAGTTGAATGATATCATGGGGTTGGACCCCCAAATCAAGACGGGGAAGAAGGTGGCCGATAAAGAACTGATTGATCAGCTATTGGAGGCCGCGGATTTAATTTTGCCGGAAGATGATATTTCTGACGATACTATGAAAGTCATCGAGATTCTCAAAGGTGAAGCGGTTAATGATGAGGATATAGAGGAACCTGAGGATGTTAATGACGAGATTGAAGAGGAAGAAGAACTGGAAGAGGATACTGAAGTTGAAGAAGTTGAAGAGGATGAAGTAGATGAACCGAAGAAAACAAAATCTGAGACGAAAAAGGGTAAAAAAGTAGAGAAAGAACAAAAAGTGAAGAAAGACATGAAGTCGAATAAACAGAGAAAGGAGAATGCCTCTGAGAATGGTCGTCCCAAGTCTAATAAAGCCATAATATATGAAGCATGGAAATCCAATATTACAGATATTAAGGAACTCGCCGCTAGAGTCAATAATGAAGTCAAAGAATCGACCATTAGGAATTATATTGCTAACTGGAAGAAAGGTAAAAACCTACCCGCTATCGCCAGGAAAAAGGATGACAAGTAATGGCGACTGCTATTGCCTTTCTGGTTAGCGAATCGACTGATACGGAAATTTATAGCAGATTGGGATTGCCTCTTCATTCTCGGGTTTGGTGGTCTGGTCTGGTAGGAGGAACTTTGGATAGTACAGTGTTTATTATCTTAGGGTTGTCTCCGATAGGTATGAATTTTATGCCATGGAACGCTGTACCCTATGCTATTGTCGCACAGGCTTCCATTAAAATTCTTCTTCAGGGTATAGGAGCCATAATCATAAAAATTGTAACCGAAAAGAATAAAAGAATTAAGACTATTAACAAAGATTAAAAAAAGGAGGAGAAACCATGAAAGTCAATAAAGTTGAGCTTTTAGAAGCGTTGGAGAAAGTAAAGCCTGGATTAGCTAACAAGGAGTTAATCGAACAGTCTACCAGCTTTGCATTCATCGGGGATAGAGTCGTTACATATAACGACGAAATTAGCGTATCCCATCCCGTCAAAGGACTGGAAAACATGAAAGGCGCCATAAAAGCAAAAACCCTGTACGAATTCCTTGCTAGAGTAAAAGACGAGGAAATTGAGATAGAACAGGAAGAGAACGAAGTCCTTATAAAAACGGGGAGGTCCAAAGCCGGGCTTAGATTTGAACATGAGATTCGGTTACCTTTGGAGGAAGTTGGAGAAATCGGAAAGTGGAAGAAGCTACCGGAAGACTTTTTACCTGCCTTGTCCTTATGCTATCCCGCCTGTTCCAGTGATATGAGCCGTCCAATATTGACTTGTGTGAACATTCGAGGTGATAAGGTAGAGGCGTCAGATTCCTTCCAGATTATTCAATATCAGCTCAAGAAGAAGATGTTTGCAGATTTTCTTATCCCAGCATCATCCGTAAAAGAATTAATCAAATATGATATTCAAGAGGTTTCAGTAGGTGAAAATTGGGTTCATTTTCGGACCTCGGAAGGGACGATTTTTTCGTGCAGGACTGTTGAAGGTAAATTTCCAGACGTTGAGAAATTCCTGGGTATCGAAGGTGAGGAATTCACTTTCCCCGAGGATATGAGAGAGGCGCTGAGTCGTGCTAATGTATTTGCTAAGAAAGAAACCGATATAAGTACCATTCCTACCGTTAAAGTCATAGCGAAGGATGGAAAACTCATATTGTCTGCTCGAAATGAGTACGGTTGGTTTGAGGAGAAATTGAAGACTCAACACAAAGACGTCAAATTTTCTTTCTCCATTGGTGTCGAATTTCTCATTAGTTTGTTTGATAGGCTGAAGACTTG